ATCGCCAGCTTGATGATGTTGACGCCCTCGCTCGTGTCCCACAGCAGCACGGCGCGGCTCGGCTGGTGGTAGACCGCGCCGTACGGAAACCATGGCAAGGTGACACCAGTCGGCGTGCGCGTGATCAGCCCACCGGTCGGGTTATCCAGATCGACGATCACCAGAAAACCGTCGCACCCGAGAATCCATACGCGCAGGTCATGCGCGATCGCGCCCCAGCGCGGCTGGGCACTGATGTTAATCAGCGAGGTACTGGCGTAGTTAGTGATCGCGTTGGTGCTGGCGTCGATCGAATAGATGCTGCGCCCAGCGGTGTCCTCGCCATTGCCGAGGCAGCCCCACACACGATTGCCGACCCGGTCGTAGCCACCGACGCCGGCCTCGATGTTGTACGCGATCGAGATGGTGCCGAGCGCGAGACCATGATCGGCCCACGGCGCATTGGCGGCCGAGACTGGGAACGGTCCGTCACCAAGCGCGGCACGATCGAACGACCAGCAGCGCGTCGAGGCAAGTCCCTCGCCCGCCATGCCGTCTTGACCCGGATACCAGACCTTGCCGTTGCCCCAGCAACAGCGATGCCACCCGTGCACCGCGCGCATCTTGCCATCGCCGTAATCGCCATCAGCCTCAGAGCCCCCGGTGGGGTTGCTCTGATTTGTGATGCGCACCCAGGCTGGGGTCTCACTGCGGATTTTGTTGGCATAGACCGCATTACCCCAACCGTTGGCAGGAGTGTGTCCGCCATTAGCCGGGAAGATCAGCTCGCCGAAGTCCTGATCGACGCAGCCACCGGTCCATGCGTCCGTAACGCCGTTGGTGCTGTCAGTGTCCAACACGTCAGCGAGCAGCTCACCTAAGCCATTGGCGACGATGGTCCATGTGTTGTCCACCATGTCGACGAACCATGATGGAGCGCCCAACGGCGCGCCCGCACCGTTGTTGGGCCCGAGCAGAAACGGCAGCGTCAGGATGGACCTGGACGTTCTCATCACACTAGAACGGCAAGCGGCCACGAACGCGTTTGTAGTGCTCGCGCGCCTCTCGCCCCTGGGTGGCTGCCTTCGTGCCTTTGCCAGCGGAAAAGTTCTTCAGGGCCCATTGCGGGGCGCGTGTGAACTTGAACTCGGCAAATTTGCCCCCGCGCGGGTCATACTCGGTGTTGACCAGAGCCGATTGCAGATCGAGCTTCGCGCACTGATACGCAACCTCGAGCCAATACTGATCCGGTTTGGTGACGCCGAGCAGCCCGAACCACTCCTTGATGTAGCCATCGGTGTCGCCCTCGATGCAGATCGAAATCTTGCCGCTGAGCGAATTCGTCGAGTCGATCACGCGCGCCCACTCTGGCAGAGCGAGCGATGAGCGTCGCATCCAAGACGGAAATTTGAGTTTCATGCTGCCCTCGCAAAGCCAGCCGCATTGAACTGGAGAGTCACATCCGATCCGTCGGGCGTGACCGCGAAATCGTGATTGGTGAGGGGGATGCGCGTGGCATCAGCGGCAGCCTCTTCGTAGAACACGACGGCATCGGTGATCGCCGCACCCGCAAGCGCCGACCAGGTCTGATCTGGCAAGTCCACATCGACGCGATTATTGGTGTCATCGACAGTGATCGTGCCGGTCAATCCGGTCTTGCGCGCGTAGCTGCCATCGGTCGCCTCGTTGGCGCCGGTCGCGAGCAACGCCGCCAAGGTGTCGGTGTCGCCCATCGCATCATCGGTGTCCGCCGCGATGAGCAGCAGAACGCCCCCATTGGCGGCGCCATCGCGAAACTTCTCGACGAACGCACCCTTCGCGATGTTGAAAACGAAATCTGCCACGGCTCTCTCCCACGGTTCAGTAGATTTTCATTGCTTGGAACACACCGTTGTCGACGCCCGCGCGAATCACCGAGACATGCGTGTACGGCTGCAGGTTCGCATCGAGCGGCACGGCGATTGTCTGAACGCCGCGCGGGTAAAAGTCCGAGTCGCCGTCTTGACTGGCCTCAACCGCGTCATCGCCGAATCGCACGTAGCAATCCTCGCCGGCGCGCAGCTCGAGAATCTTCGAACCGGTCGGCAACGGCGTGGCTGCCGAGGCGACATCGGCGGCGGCCAGGTGGATGCGCTGCCCAGTCCAGCGCACGACCTGCACGGCGTTCCCATTGGGGAACATGAACACGTGCGACAGGTGATCGATGCGCTGCGTCTTCACGATCAGATGCTCGACGGTATCAGCCGTAGCGTCGCGCTGCCTGCGCCGGAGTTCTGCACCAGGCGGATGGCGGCGATCGGTGTCTCAAGCGCGCCAATGGCATCGGCGGTCTGGGCGGTGACAAGGTCAGAGGCTGAGCTGTCGTAGTCGCCGACCAACTTCTCGCGCAGGACATTGCGGTAGGTGCGTTCAACGTCGCATTCGACCGTGCCATCGATGTCGAGCTGCCAGCCGACGTTGTAATGACTGCGTGCTTGGCCCAGCAGGATCCACGCTCCGATGTGCTCGGTGCCCCAGCCTACGGTGATGTTGCCGGCTGTAGCGCCCGACGCGGCGATCCGCTCGACCGCCTTGTAGACGTAGTTGCTGGTGACGGCACCGGCATTGCCGCCGACGAAGGTTTCTTGCATCCGGTTGTCGGCGCGATCCCTCCCGTAAATCGTGAAGGTGATCCCGGAATCATCGCCGACGCTGTTGATGGTGACCCGACGAGCGGGCACCAGCAGTGCCATGCCGAGATAGGGCGAGTTGCTCGTGCTGACCACCGCGGCGCCATTGAGCGCCACATCGTCGGCGCCGACCAACGCTTGCGCTACGGCAATACCGTCCGCGTCGGCCGTGATCGCAACCGAACGTCGTTCTAGAGTGCGCATGGGCGTCTCCTGTTCAGGTGGATACGAGAGTTGATATGAGCTGGCCGAGCCGCCAGTGCTCCACGCCGCTATTCCGTCAACCTGCGAACTGAGCGACGCCGTACGCACCGACTTTGGTGCGTGCATTGCCGATCTTGTAGAACACGGTGAACGCACGCGCGCTGTTCGGTGCGGCCGCGAACGACACCGTCCCGCGCACATCGCCTGTTGCCGCCGTGGCCGGGTCGGTGGCGATCGCCGGCGCGAACGTCGCTGCATCGGTCGCGTTGTCGGTTTTGGCGATGATGAGTCCGCCGCGATCGACCCGATGACGCAGGCCGATGAGCACGCCTGAACCGACCGTCAGGTTTCCGGCGAGCGCAGCCGATGCCGCGACCCGCGTAATCGTCTTGAAGGCTTTCAGGCCCACCACAGGGGTGGTGCCATTGAGCGCGAGCGTTGCGACGATGGTCTCGCCGTAGTCATCGGTGCCAGTGATGGTCAGCGTCTGCGTGGTGTCGCCGGCGTTTGCCGAGACGGCGACGACGTTGCGCGCCACATCGAAGGTGGCCACTCCGGCGGCCGCGAGTGCGCCATTGATGAGTGCGTTGACCGCGCCTGCGATTGCCTGCGCCGCGCACACGCCGTCGGCATCGGCAGTCACAATGACGCCGAAGTCGTGAAAGTTGACCGGTTGGACCGGCAGACCCGGCGTGCGCCGAGCTCGCGGATAGTAGGCCGGTCCGTACGCGAGATTCGCCGCGCGCGTGATGTGGTGTTCGCCCATGATGCAGTTCCTCCAGCAAAACCGCGGATTGGCTACCGCGCATCAAAGATTTCGAAGAATCCCTGGGCGCATGCCATCACGCGCCCAGGGGTCGGTTTCAGTCCCTTGACCTACTGGCTGTCGCTCCCTTCGCTGGCAACCGCACCGCGCCAGTCAGTCCACCCAAAACTAAAACGCTGTCGTTTCTTAAATCTTACGGTGCCGGTGTCGAAGTCTCCCTCGACGCCGCCGCTGATCGCCTTGCGCACGAAGTGCTTCAGGCCATCGGAGACGTCCGTTTTGATGAACCAGGCGTCCGGATCCGTCAGACGGTGGTTGACGCAGAAGCCATCGCGAATGCTGCCCAGCTTGTAGATGGCGCTGATGTTTCTGTCACCGGTATCGGTCTGATACTGCGAATACAGCAGCCGGGTGGCGGTGAACTGCAGCTCCGGCGGCACGATGAGCTTCTTCGCCTGCGCACGCACCGGAATGCCGCGATCGTCGGTCCACTCGCTGATGAGGATCAGGATCTCCTCGAGCGAGGCTTCCGCCAGGTCCGCCGGCGTGAGCAGTTTGTTCGACAGCGTGCCCCCGCCGGCGAGCGGATGCGCACTGGAGAACAGCGGCACGGCGTCGCCGCCCGGGAACGCAGTGTCGAAGCCGTTGTTGAGGATGTTGGCCCCCTTCACTTCCTTGGTGTGCAGGTGCGAGCGCGCCAGCCCGCGTGAGAGCTTGTTGCCGAACGATCCGTACAGACCATCCTCCTCGGCTTCCTCGGAGATTGCGAAACCCAGCACGATCGTCTCGTGGTGGTAACGGGCGACGTAGCTCTCGCCACCGTCGTCGTACTGCATTGCCTCCGCCTCGGCCTTCACCGGCGCCGGTCCGAGCGCGTACATGAGCACGTCCTCTTCGTACGCCTTCTGCGAGGTCTCTACATCGAAGATCTCGGGCCACTCCTCTGGATGGCGGTCGTACTCGAGGCCAAAGATGGCGTTCAGTCCTTCTTGGAGCTGCCGCCGAAAATCACTTCTGGTCATCATGGTGGCGGTCTCCTAAATGGCGGTCGGCGCGCCGGCCAGGTAATGCAGCGCGATCTGAACGATCAGCTTCGCGTTCGCACCCACCTCGTTATCTGGCAGTGGCGCGAACTCGTAGATTTTCAGATTCGCTCCGGCCCCGATAGAGGCCGACTGCAGCTCGTGGCCCGACACACCGGTCAGGGTGTTGCCCGCACCGCGAGTGAGATTGGCGAAGGCGCCGATATCCGCGAGCGTGAAGGCACCATCGGCCTGCACCATGAACAGCGTCTGCGGATCGTCGTAGACGAACGCATCCGGAGTGCTGCCGGTCTGCACGGTTTGGCCCGAGGGCCAGTGCTTGCCGTAGCGCACTTCGCCGTCGGCAAGGATGAAAACGCACCCGTGAAAGACACCCTGCAACCGCACGTTGTCGGCGCCCGGGGTGGTGATGCGTTTGGAAGTTGCAGTGGGGATGACCGCGTCGCCCCGAAAGAGGTTGGCCGCCAGCGCCGGCTCGATGTGATATCGAGACAGTCTGTTCGGCATACCGCCAGTGAGGTGACGAGCGACCTGGAACCCCGCCGGACGATCGACATTGGACATGACGAATCTCCTTCAATAGCGGATAGGTGGTTACTCTTCGTCGCGATCGTCAGCGATCAGTTCTTCCAGCCGCCCGCGCCGCGCGCTCTTCGTGGTCCGAGTCTTGCGCTCGGGTTTCAGCAGAGGCATCGCGGGGTGCTGCAGCTTGAACAGATCGCGATCGATCGCTTTGGTCATCTGCTGGAGTTTCTTTCGATAGTGCTTGTTGCGTTCAGCAACCAGCCCTTCCGGCAACTCCATCAAGATGAGACCTCGCTTGACGATGTACTGCCCGTACTTGCCCCTCAGGTCGGCCGTCAGTTCATGCACCCGGGAAGCGGCGGATCGCTTCACGGGGCGCCAACCCTGGTCCAACATTTTATCGAGGTTGTCGGCATCCTCTTGGTTGCCCATTCGGTAGCGCACCCAGCGATTGGCGTAGCCGGGGCGCGGGGCCGGGGCATCCAACTGGCTGGGTCGTTTCCACGACGTGGGCAACTCACTGTCGCGGTCGATCTCTTCGCGCTGATCGACCTGACGAGCAGATTGGTTCACGACGTGGGTGTCTTCGTTGCCCACGTAGTGCGTTTGTTTGTGCGCCGGCGTGCGCTTTCGCTGCTTGGCAACTTGGGCGCGCGCCTGCTTGGCCTGCGCACGCTGCAGACTGCGCGCGATGACCTGGCTGGATTCACCATCAGGCATTCCCTCGGTATGGGTAGCAGGCGCTCTGGTCACTGGCGTGTTCCTCGATTGGCCGCACCGAGAATCGTGCGGGCGCGCTCGCGCGCGAAATACTTTTTGTGGTCCGGGTTTTTCGGATCCATCTTGAAGATGCGCATCGTCTGAAAGTCCCTGTCTTCCAGATGCACCTTGCCGCGGCGCGCCATGTCCACGGTGTTGCGCTCGCGCCGACCCTCGCGGCCACCGAGCCCGCCCATGGGCGCCCGAGCGCTGGGTGAACGGCGATCGCCGCGGTCATCGCTATCGTGATCGTCGCGTTTGCTCATGCGATCTCTCCGCTCATCGCCTTCCTCGTCGCCTTCCCCAGATGCGTCTTCGAACGCTGAACCATCGACGTTGCGAAGCTCGAGCTCCGGGTAGTCCTCCTTGAGTCGGCGCGACAGCTCTTCCATGTGCTCGTCCGAATACGGCTCGAACTCGAGCTCGCCGTCGTTGATCTCCTCCAGGATGGTGCTGTCGTGCGTGATCGCGTCGTCGCGCGCATCCTTCCAGCGAGCCGTGTTCCACCAGCGGCGATTCGCACGGATCCAATCGGCGCTCTGGCCGCGTGTCGCCGCGCGCTCACGCGCCGGGTCGGCAGCACCGGCGTCGGTTTCCTCTTGAGCTCGGCGCGTACGATCGGCGCGGTCGGTGTCCAGCCGCGCCTGCAGGCGGACCTTCTCGCCCTGCAGGTCGCCCAGCTGGATCTGCAGATCCACCTCGCGCGCGGTGTTGTTGTCCTCCTTGGCCTTGGCGAGCTCGGCCGCCAGCTGTCGCATCCTTGTGTCGATTTCCTTGAGCGAGGCCTCGCCCTGTTCATCGAACTGCGTGCGCTCAATTTTTGAGATGCGCTGCTCAAGCTTCTGGCGCGCAGCGCGCTCATCGGCGAGCTGCGTCTCGGTGCGTTTGCGCAGGGCGACTTCGCGATTGATCCGGCGCTGAACACGGCGCGAGTACTCGCCCTCCTCGTCATCGTGGCCATTCGAGCGCGATCGCTTCTGCACGCGGGCGTGCTGGCCCTCATCTTCCTCACCCTCCGAGCGCAACGGTGCATCGTTGCCTTCCTCGTCTCGCGTGCGCTGCTCACGCGGCTGCACGGGCTCCGGATCGGCGTCGTCGTCCGTGTCCGGGGCAGGCTCACGTTCGTCGCGATCCTCCGTGCGGCGATCTTCCGGCTCCCGCTCCTGGAAGGAAATATCGACATCCTCTGGCGTATCACCCGCGTCGATCTGCACCTGGTCCGGGCGATCGCCAGGGGCGAACACGTCGCCGCGGCCGTCATCGCGAGGCTTCGGGTGCCGCTTCTCAGTGTTTCTTTTCGTCGGTTTCGGCATGGTGTCCTCGGTATCGCCGGTGCGAAGTCACAGGCCACAAGGGCGTGTGCTGCTTTCCACCGTGTGGTTACGCCTGCTCACAGATAGCCTTTCACGGCCTCGGGATCGTCCATGACCATCAGCACTTCGGTGTCGTTCAGCAGGCGCAGGATATTTCCAGAGCGCAGGTGTAGTTCCTGTCCCGCGTATTGCTCGTACAGCACGTAGTCACCGACCTTCGGAACGTTCGGGTCGTCTGCGAGATGCAGGCCGGCGGCCGTGTGCGAGGCATATGCGAAGTGACCGACCTGCAGCACACGGCCCTGCGTCGCGAGAATGCGTTCGGCCTGTTCGACCTGCGGCGGGGTTTCGATCAAGCCCTTGTACTTGGGCAGGTACGGCTCGACGAGCACACGCCATAGCAGCGTGCGGCCGAACTTCACTTCGCCCGGCTCGAGCGGTGTCACCCGTGGCACATCGTTGCCGAGCCCGGATTGCTCCAGTGCTCGGCGGACCGGGCTCACGCGTGCAGTCGTCGTCTCAGTCATGATCATCCTCGTCAAAATCCAACTCGTCGTTGCGAATCGCTGTCAGCATCTCGTCGATCAGGTCTCCGAACGCCTTGCACTCCGCGATCCGGCCGCAGGTGGTTCGGTATTCGCGCTCCTCCAGTCCCTTCGCGACGTGCTCTTTGTGCTGCTCGCGCCGCTCGTTGAGCTGGCGACCAAGTGCACGCAGCACCGAGACATGCAGCGGCGCCTCGCTCACCTCAACCGCGGCCCTGGACGCCCTTCGCTTTGGGACTCACCGCACCACTGCCCTGGGTGCCGCGGGCCTTCGGCTCGACCTGGCCGATACCCATGGTTCCCTTGTGCCCGTAACCACTGCCGCCGCTGACAGCCGGCATCGATCGAGCGTTCGTACCACCGCCGCCCGTGGTGCCTGAGCTCATGCCTTTGCGTTTCACGTGAAAGCTCTCCTCTACTTGGTGGTCATGCGAGTGATCGCGGCGCGCCGAAACGTGCTGCTCTGCTGGCCCTGCGCATAGAGTTGCGAGATGAAGCGCAGCAGCTCTCGGAATCCGACCCCGAGCTCGCGCGCGGAGGCAGCGAACTTGCGTGGCTCGATACGAAAGCCGCGCTTGTGATGCGAGAAGAGGAAGCTGCGTGCTTTCTGCACATCTGCCTGGCTGGCTGTTCGCTTCCCTGCCATCAGCGCGTCCCCGTCTGGGCACTGCTGCTGCGACCCCGCTTGAGCGGCGCCCGGCGCGCGGCGCGGACCTTGGCCCGCTCGCGTTGCACATCCATCGCGAGTTTCGACCGACTCGCGACCGAGGTGTCGCGTAACCGTGCCCGGGCGGCCGCATTCGTGCGCAGGATGTCGGCCGCCGCCTGCTCATCCATGCGCGACATCTCGGAAGCGTGCCGTTGCTCGGCGTGCCGCATCGCCTGCTGGTGCTGCTGCTCGGACTGGCGTTGCTTCGCGACGAACGCCGCGGTCTCGCGCTCGATCTTGGCCTGCGCCAGCGCATCGGCGCTCTCTTCGCCCTCGCCTGCCTGCGGCTGAGCGGTCTGCTGCTGGGCAGCGACCGACATCGGATGCGGGGCCGGCACGGGCGGCAGATAGCGGCTTGCGGCGATGGTGATCGCCATCTCGAGCTCGGGGGGCAGGTCCTGCCCCTCGTGGTAGACGTCGATCGGCGGCAGCGGAGCGCCGGCGCCCTGCTCCATTTGCGCCGAGACCATCTCGATCATCTTGAGCGACTCGTGTTCGCGGATATGCGACATCAGCACGGTGTAGACCGGCTCGAACTGATCGGGCGGCAGCGTATTGCGCGCGATCTCGACCTGGCGCCAGTGTGCAGCGATGTGCAGATCGTGATGCTGGCCGGGGAAGGCCCGGATCATCTTGCCCATCATCGCCATCGCGTTCTCGCCGATCGGATCGAGATACGTCGCCTTCGGCAGTTTCGGCGCAAGCTTCTCGAAATCGGGCACCTTCAAGGCTTTCAGGAAGCGGCGATGCGCCTCGACGCGCTCCTCCGGGCCATACAGCTGCGGATCCGCCTTCATCAGCTCGAGTACGCCCTGCGCCATCGCGATGCGTTGCACGTCGCTGACGATGTTCGGATCGGCCACCGGAATGAAATCCACGCGCTCATTGAAATCTGAGCGCAGCGCGTACTTCGCCTCACCTTCCATGTGGTACGGATATTCGTCATACGGCGCGAAGTCGTAGAAGAGCTCGGCGAGCATCCGAAACTCTTCGCGCGCGGCGGCGAAGATGCGCTTGTGTATCGCCGTGAACAGCTTCAATGACTGCTCGATCAGCGCGATGGTGGTGCCGACTGGACCCTTGTTGTCGGCCTTGCCGACCAGGACCTCGGTGATCGAGGCGAAGCGGCGCGCATCGTTGATCAGGGCGGCGATCAGGTTGGTCAGCGCCGGGGAGGGCTCCTTGAACGGCGGGGTGTAGAACGTCTTCGTGAGCTCGTCGATCGAGGCGTCCACGTCCTGCCACTTGCCGGGCTGGATGGCGATCG